CCGGCGTTGAACACCGTACCCCAGGTATTGCTCAGTTCCCCCGTGGCCGGAAGAACAAGCCTGAGGCTGCTGGTATAGGTTGATGGCATGTCTTACCTCAAGCGAATCGGATCAGCGCCGTGGTGGCGGAAGCAGCAGGAAGCTGCACCGTGAAATTTGGCCCAGCGGTTTTGTCAGAACCGAAGTCCAGCACCGCAATCGCACGGTCTGCCTTGGTGGAGTTGTAGATCAACGCCCCACGCGCAACAAAACTAGACCCAGGCCAAGCCGGGTTGTCGAACGTCACATACGCCGTGGTGCCAGAAAGGAGCACTTGGACATTGGTCAGGATCTCGCCCCCCGCGCTGTAGCCTGTGCCAGACGTTTCGCCCGTGAGGGTGTAGACAGTGGTGTCTGCACCAAGAGAAGCGGCGCTCGTATAGAGCGCCATCTTCAAAACATCGGTATCCAGGTCATGAATAGCCAGCCATGACTCCTGTTTGAACGAAGAGCATAGCGTTTGTACCAGAGCCATTTAGACCACCTTTGTTCTGACCTGCCCAGTACGGTATGCGTCTTGTCGGTCTTTGCCTTCGCCCAGGTTCTTCAGCAGAGTCAGCGATTGAACGTACTGCTTGTCCGTCTCAGCAATGATGTCAGGCTCTTGCTTCATGAACCGCGCCGCTTCAACCATGACCGCGTTAAACAACACGCTGTCAAAATTATCACCCAGCCATGTGGTCGTTGCCGTGACGATACTTTCCGGGTAGTAGAAATACGCCAACTCCGCGCTCAAAGCAGCGCTGGGCGTGGGGCCAAGCAAGAACGATTGAACCTTTGGCGTGCCCGTCTGCGTGCCGTACAGCGCGTAATACTGCGGCGTCCCAGTGACAGCCACACTCGGGAACGACTCCCGGATGAAATTTACATCCTTGTTCAGCAAGTAACTGAACACACCCGCAACGCTCACACCAAAGGAAAACGAGGACAAGAAGTCCGTCGGCACTACAAGTAGCGGGTTGCCAATGGTCAGCGTGAGCGTGGTGTTTTTGCGGAGGTTAGGAAGCTGCACCGAGTTATAGATGCGCTGCTCAGCCAACTCCGTCATTGTGGCGAAGTCAGTCGCCGAGAAAGTGTTCTCGGTGTAATCCTCAACAGCGGTCTGCAACTCGGTGTAGTTCACGCCATCGGCCCCCTAGACATGAAGCCGCGAGTAGCAGCACCGGACCCACGCTGCTTGATCCCGGAGGTCTTGACAGCGGGCGGCTTGCCCATAGCAATGTTCCCCACAACCATGCAGATCTCGTCCTTGAGGGTTTCGATCTCTTGCGGTAGCCCCGACTTAGCAGGGGCCAGCTTTTTGGCTTTCATCATGGCTCACCCCGTCTTCTGGTTCATGGCGCGGGACATATTCTTGCCCAGGCGCATACGGTCCTCAGTGGTGGGACCACCCTTCTTGAAGGCTTTCCCGCCCTTGGCGAGCTTGGTCATCGGCTTGCCCGGGTGCATCGCACGTTCGTGCTTGTGAACATCTTTCATCATCGCTCCTTAGGAAACGGACACGGTAACTGTACCAACATATCCCTGCCCGACCAAGCTATTTGGCGTCAGGGGCGCATCAAAACCACTGGACCCACCTATCGGTGCCCAGCCCCACTCAATCACCCGGCTACCCCCGCCGAACGAGCCCGTAGCAGTCACACCAGACGAGTACCAAGTGTTCGTGTCTGGGCGTGGATCTCTGATCGCTTGCGGGTCACTGACCGGATACATGCCAAGCTGCAACTGCGGCTGATCTGGGGTCCAACAAGCCGTACAGGCACGAATCTGTGTTTGCTTGGTTTTGACTACGAGATTCTTGAGCTTTTTGAGGTCAAAACGAAACCCGCAGACATCGCAGTAGCCGAATGCCTTTGCGCCGTTTGCAAAGCGATTGCTCACACAAACCTGCCTTTGGTCTTGCCGCGCTGCGCAATCCCGTCACCACGGGAAGCTTTAGATTTCACTGCGCCGCCTTTTTTTAGACCTTCTCCAAGATCGATACTGACAGGTCGTCCTTCTTTGCCAATAAAAGCGCTGCCTACCCTGCTTGGTAAAGTCCTAACTCCACGAGGCCGAGTGACAGTGTCTTTTGCAAGCGCCGCTAGTTTTTCCGCAGTAGACATCTTTGCATATTCTGCGGACGGGCGCTCACCTTTGTTTACCAAATCGTCTTCAAAATCGTAAGTGTCTATTGCAACAGTGCGGCCATCAGGAGTTTTTTGAAATCTAAACCGACCAAGCGTGTTTCTTGCGGCTGCTTCTGATGCCATATTCCAGTCAGCGCCGCCACCTCTTTTTTTGCGAATATCGTAATCGGTGTAGTCCACAGCATTTAACGGCGTGCCTTTGGGGTCATTTTTACTGTATTTAATAGTGGGATTGGCTTGCGCGCTCCTAACAGCGGAACGCATTTGCTCAAGCTCTTCAGGCGTAAAATCTTTTTCTGTAATTGGATCTTTTTTTCCAGCCAGCGTTTCAACAAACGTGCGGATTTGCGCAGGTACGACTTTTCTATAAAGACTGTCAGCCATGTTGCACCTCAGCTAATGAATTGCTCTCTTGGTACGAACCGGACAGCGGCCTTCTCGCGGTCCTCGGAACTGGCAAGATCCCAATCCTGATCGTACTGCGCCTTCAATACCTGCATCCGCTCCATCGCGCCGGGGATCTTCATGGACAGGTAGTAGGCCAGTCCTGACACCAACGCATTGAGGAAACGGAACGGGATGTCTTGCGTGTACGTACCGCCTGCACCAGCGTCTTGAATCCTGCGAAGACGCCAGTAGACAAACGTGTACGTCTGAGAATTGTCAGGCGTGGGCCACACCGTGAACTGCGGCGCTGCTGCTTGGCGGTTGATGTAAACCTGAATCGGCCTTGCCTGCTGGAGCTTGTTGGGGATAGACGAGTAGGTGGAGACTGAGATGCGCGTGATGGTCAGGTCCGTTTGCGTGGAGACATTCCCTGCACCCGTGCGAATCACATGTTCAATCAGGTCCACCGTATCGGCGGGCAGTGTGTAGGTGTTTGTGCCAGGAGTCAGGACTTGTTGGCCCTGCTCAATCGTCCACATATTGATACCGCGATTTGACCAATCTGCGAACAACAAATTTAACGACCGTCGTGCTGTCCTCAGGTCATAACCCGTGCGCAACTCAGCACCACAGCGCTCAAAGGCTTCCTCGACGTACTCATTGAGGTCGAGATTAAACGTAGCGGTGCCGGAGGTTGCCATTATCGGTGCCTTGCGGTTTTTGCAGCAATCTTGGGAGGCTGTTTGACGAACTGTTTGCCTGCGGCTTTTCCTGCGCGTTTGGCCTTGGTTGTGGCAGCGTATTCTGAAGGTGTAAGAGACTCGATAGCTGCCTTGGGGAGGTAGCGTTCGCCGGTCTTGCTAGAAGGTTTGCCACTTTTGGTCGTCCACTTCTGCGCGGTCCAGTCCTTCAGACTCTGCTGCGGGGCCTTCATGTCAGTCCCTGTACCCGCCACCCTTGGCCTTGTACTGCTTGGCAAGAAGCTGTGCCTTGCGGGCGCTCCACTGACCTGCAGCGGTGCCTTGGGTGGCCTGCCCCTTGATGGACTCAAAAAGGCTCTTCCGCATCCCAGGCTTGGTGTAGTTGCCCGCTTCGTTCACCCGTCCGCCCTCGGCGTACACTTGTCCGCCTTCAGCGTACTGCGTAAAGTCGGTGTTGTCACGGCGCTTCTTCACCACACCCTTGCGGATGGCTCCCATGCCACGCGAGGCCATCATCGCATCATGCCTCTGGTTCTGCCGTGTTGTGCACAACCGTCAGCGCGAGAAGACGCGGAGCCGCCACCTGCGTAACCTTTGGTCATGCCGCCTTTGGCGAGTTTCCGGCCCTCGTGGGCCTTCATGCCCGCTTCGTTGGCCTTCTCTTGCTTCATGGCGTCCAGTTCTGCGCGGATGCCAGCAGGAGGTTTGTCAGCAGGGCGCTTTTTCGCGTGGTACGCGCTCATCTCTGCGGCGGTTGCTCCGCCTATGCCTTTGGATCGCATCATTTCAGGCTCCTCAGCAGGCTTTGCCGCCCATTGCCATCTTAACCTTCGTACCCTTGGTCTTGCCCTTGGTGGCGCAGCCATCGATGGATCCGCCCTTGTTGTAGGCCATGCCGCCGCCCATCATCTTCTTGGCGGGGGCTTTCTTCTCGTCCTTCTTCATCATGAAAGCGGGGAGGGGTTTCTTCATTTCGGACTCCTTATGGGCCTTAGGCCCGACAAACTTCTCGGCAACGCTACGGGGGATGCCTGTGCCCTTGGGATCTTTCAGTGCCGCGTACATCAGACGCCGCTGTGCCTCAGACTGAACCGGCATTACTTTCTCCCGGTCCACGATTTGATCGTGTCGGTTTCCCAGATGCGAATCCCGGTCCATACAATGGTAAAGATCGCTGCAACAGCAGGTAAAAATTCCATGAGCGTGCCAACCACTGTGACCACTGATAGGGCGTCAACAACATGTTTTGTGCCCTCAGAAATTTCGTGTTTCATGTCAGCACTTCCATGCCCGCCGCGCTTTGCGCAAACGGCTGTCAGGGTCTTTGGCCGCTTCCGGCCACATCTTCATCTGGCCCGCTGAACGGGCACAGAACGACTTCTTGCGTGGGCCGCCTTCTGGTTGAGGGGGCTTCAGGTTCATGCCCTGAGCCTTCGCAGAGGCGCGTCCCTTGGCGTTCAACCCGCCCTTGGGGTTCTGGCCTTCTTTTCTAGTCCAGGCAGGCGACTTAGCCATCATCAGTCCTTCAGAGCCAGGAACTGGGGGAGGGTCAGGCAGTCATTGCTGCCCGAGGTTAGCGTGCGGCTTACATAGGTCCACACAGCTTGCGCAAGCGTATCGTAGTCTACTCCGCCAGATGCTGCAAGGTTCAACTTGTTGCCCATCGTCCCTGCCTCGTTAAAGTCTGCAGCAATCGTTTCCCATACCGCCGCCGCTAAATTTTGCGGGCTGAGTTCGGTGAACGGTGTGATGTCGCCGCTCAAATTTCCCGTGGCCCTGATCGTGGCGCTGTTTGAGAACTGCACCAGCGCAGCGCCCACGGCGTCGACGATGGCCCCGAGCGTGGCGTTGTTGACCGTGAACGAGAAGGACGTGCTGCCAGATGCGGACAGGGCACCAGCCAAGTTGGCCGCAAGGTTGAACGTGATCGACGTG